TCGCATATGGCCTGGTCACCCCAGTGGTCACCTGCTCGACTCAGCGAGGACCACAGCGCGGTGATTAGCTCTTGAGGATCGGTAATGGCTGCCACAGCCCCTGTAGATAGCACCAAGAGTGGGGAGGAGGAAGATCCCTTCGAGGACCTAGCCCACGGCTTTGAGTGGCTGTGTGACCCGGAGCCTTTCAACGATCTCATCCCACTTGACTTCAACGTCGAGGACCACTTTGGGGTGACGACCGTCACCTCCTCGCAGTTTGCCGAGGTGGCACTGCGGATGGCGGGGAAGAACGGCTACGCCCCCTTCTCGTTCGAGGGACGTCGGCACATGCGCCGGGTCTACGACACGCCAGCCAAGCGTGTGCTCCTGGTCGCAGCGAGGCAGGTCGAGAAGTCGACGCTCTTGGGAAACAGGACACTCTGCTACTCCTGCTTGATCCCCGGCTTCAAGACGCTGTACGTCTCGCCGACGTCCACGCAGACCAAGACGTTCTCCACGGACCGCATCAAGGAGCCGATAGAGACCAGTCCAATCCTCAAGGCGTTCACGACGACCATGCTGTCGCAGAACGTCTTCGAGAAGCAGTTCCTCAACTTCTCGAAGATCGTACTGAGGAACGCCTTCCTCAACGCCGACCGGACCCGAGGCGTGCCGGCCAACGCCCTACTGCTCGATGAGTTCCAGGACATCCTCTCGGACAACATTCCGGTCATCGAGCAGTGCACGTCGCACTCCCCGGAGGAGCTCAAACGCTTCATATACTCCGGCACCCCCAAGTCACTCGACAACAACATCGAGTACTACCGGGGCCAGCTCTCCACGCAGGGGGAGTGGGTGGTGCCATGCGATTTCTGCGGTTCATCCGCCGGCGCCGGGCGGTACTGGAACATTTTGGGTGAGAGGAACATCGGCCTCAAGTCGTTGATCTGCGAGAAGTGCGGGCACCAGCTCTACGCTCAGCATGCCGACGCTCAGTGGGCCAACGGTGTCGAGTGGCATCCGACCAAGGCCCCCTTCGAGAGCTATCGGGTCCCCCAGTTGATGGTCCCATGGAAGGACTGGGCGGAGATCTTACTCGACTACAAGCGCTACCCGCGCGACAAGTTCTTCAACGAGGTCCTGGGGATCTCCTACGACTCCGGCATGCGCCCCCTGACCTCCTCACAGGTCCGGGCATGTTGTCTGCCGAACCTTTCGATGCATCCTGTGCTGCTCGAGCGCCTTCGACGCAAGCTGAAGGACCAGTTCATCTTCGCCGGGCTCGATCATGGTACGGGGGAGAATTCGTACACAGTGGTCTGCCTCGGTGCCTACTTCGGCAACATGTTTAGGATCTTCTACATCCACCGGTGCATGGGTGAAGAGCTTGAGCCCCCGGTCCAGGAGAGGTTCCTCGACGAACTATTCGACAAGTGGAACCCGCTCATCATCGGCAGCGACTACGGCGGCGGCTTTCACACGAACGATCACCTCGTTCGCAAGTTCGGTCCGGCTCGCGTCTCCAAGTTCCAGTACATGGCCCGTGCCAAGCGCAAGGTGGAGTGGGATCCGGCCCTGCGGCGCTTCAAGGTGCATCGCTCAGAGGTCATGAGCGATATCTTCAATGCCATCAAGAGGCAGAAGATCAACTTCCCACGCTGGGAGGAGTTCCAGGACCCATATGCCAGGGACATGACCAACATCGTGGCCGAGTACAACAACATGCTGCGCATGATTCAGTACGGTCACAGTCAGGACAGACCGGATGACTCGTTCCACTCCGTCCTGTACTGCTTTCTGGCTTCGATGATCAAGTTTGCGAGGCCTGACATCATCACCCCGCTCCGAGAGGACCAGAACCGTGGTCCACTCAGTGGCTGGAGTGGCGACGTTTATCAAGGTTGATCTCTTTCTTCTTCCGCCTAGTCGCACTCTCGTTGTTCAGCATGGCAGCCACAATGGCGGAGATCTCGTTGGTGGTGTCGCCGCTCTGCGCCTCTGGGATGCAGCGGCCCGCCTCCTTGGCTCCGTGCAGCACCCGGCAATAGAAGTAGGAAACCTGTCGAAGATGCCGATGCGCGTAGCTGAGGTAGTGGTAGGCGGCCTCGAGCCCCTTGTCCGCTGGGAACAGCTCTGTAGGCGCGGTCTCCAGCAGGTGCTGAGAGAACCAGAGCACCTGTTGCCAGGGCTCTGAGGTCTTCAGGTGTCCAGCGGCTAGGACCAGGTAGTTCTCGTCTATGGCCAGGAAGATCTTGGCCCAGTCCATGACCTCTTCAGCGGTGAGGATTGGACGAGAGCGCGATGTTTTGTAGATCTTCTTGAAGAGGGCACGTACCTCGATCTCCCCGGTGGGTAGGATGCTGGAAGTTACTTGGAGCATCTCCAGAAGGGTGTTGAGCTTCTTCTCGAGGTGGCGAACGCCCTGATGTGCAAGGAAGGCGTGGTTCCAGATCTTCGAGATGTGGACCTTGTCCTGCACCATCTTCCGGACCTCGTTCACGTCCTGGATGTGGAACCGCTGAGGACGGAGCGTCACCGGCTCCAGGACCCCTGTTCTAATCAGCCGACTGATGGCACTCATTGGAAGGCTCAAAGACTTGGCCGCCTCCGATCGAGTCAGGAGGAGATTCGTATCTCGTCTTCCACTGCTAGCTGCGGGCATGGTACGGTTTTAGTATCTTTTAGGTCGGAGCGCGAAGATGGCAGACTTCTCGATTCAGGAGTTCCTCCAGCAGCGATCTGCTCGTTCCGTCTCGGGTGAGGAGCTCGAGATCTACGGCAAGCACGCTGCACAAAGATACGCCGCCAGTGGGGGCACCCTCAGTGACGCCGTGATCGAGGAGGTGAAGCAGGCAGGGTTGTCTCCAGAGCAGGTGAAGAGGGTTGTCGAGTTCGCCAACACCTCGGCCTTCCTTCAGGAGTTCAACAAGGAAGGAACCGATCACCGGGTCGTCGACTTCCATGGGGGCCCAGCCGACCTCGCCATCGTCCTGCAAGACCTCAACGACGGCGGTGGCGGTACGGTCTTCGATCGAGGCACCCTCGACTACCAGTCCCCTCCCCCGCGAGCCAAGACCGCGGCGGTGCACGAGGGTGCCCTTCGGGAGATGTTCTCACCTGGGTCCATCAACACGATCCCCGAAGAGAACCCTCTCGGAGAGGTGGTCTTCTTCCGGGACAAGGTGGCAGGCCTCTGTGACCACCTGACCGCGGAGCTCAGTGGGCTGGAGACGATCTACGAGGATCTGTGCAACGACCTCTACGGACAGGTCAAGCAGGCCACCCTGGAGGGCTTCTCCATGGGCGACGTCGTCCTGGCCTGGTCGACGGTCACCGAGGAACCGGTCTTCGTGAAGGTCGCCTTCGAGGTCGTGTCCCCCCGGCTGGAGCGGGATGGCGTGTTCAAGAACGCCCTGGCGATCTGCGAGTCCATCGAGAAGGTGGCAGAGAACCGGATGGTCAATCTGGAGCACCCTCTCGTCACCGGCTTCGCAGAATACTGCGACGCCCTCATCAAGATGGCGAGCACCCGCGAGGAACGCGACGAGGCGCTGGTCTTCCTGAAGAAGGCAACGGACTTCCTGGTCCGTCCGGAGCAGGGTGATCCCGTGGCGTTCATCAACTCCCTGGGCGTCAAGGAGGCGGCTGGCGGCTTGGTGGGTCAGGCATTGCGAGGGGCAGAGGCTCTTAGCGGACCTGCGGCTTCCGCGGCTCAGGGCGTGGGCAAGGTCCTGATGGGTCCTGGTCATGGCGCAGAGGCCCTGGGCAAGGCCGTGGGTGGCGCTGTGAAGTACGCCCCGCACATCGCCGGGGGTGCAGCAGCGATTCGTGCCGCTCAGCATCTGAACGCCAGCGGCGTGGGCAATGAGCTGTCCTCCTTCGTGCCTGGCACCCAGGCGTACCAGCAGAAGCAGTGGGAGCTTCAGCAACGCTACGGCAACAATCAGGGGTACGGGTACTGAAGGAGGATCTCGTGAGCGCTGTCGACGACATCTTGGCGATGCGGGACAAGCAGGCGGCCCCCAGCTTCAGTGGGGCCATGGGCCATGCGGGTCGGGCTGTGGCCCGTGGCATGGAGAGCTCCCTCGGAGGAGCCCTGGCTGGCGGCGTTGGCGCCGGCCTGGCCGGGGCAGCAGTGACGGGCATCGGCATGGGCGCTCAGCAGCTCTACGACGCCGTGTCCAAGGCCAGGGACTTCCGGACCATGATGGGGTCGAGCTTCAATGCCGATCTGCACGAGTTTCAGCAGACCAGGCCGACCCAGTTCAACGAAGCGTACAATTCACTTCGATCGATGAATCCGGCGGTGACCAAGGACCCCATGACGGCTGGGCAT